AGCCTACTGTACCGTATAGGTGCAACCTACTGCACCAATAGAAAAAACCAATTTTTACACGTGCTGTATATGGTGCAATTTTGAAGTAATAATCGATTATTATGGCCTCAAAAAACATTACAATTCAGCAAAAAAAGGACTACGCCAAAGTGCTTATTACCAAAGAAAAGCTTACCCAAAAAGAAGCTGCCGAACGTGTTGGCGTTAGTGCTGTAACCATGAACAAATGGTTTAAAGATGGGCAATGGGACAAGCTTCAGAAAAATTTCCTTTTAACCCGCGAAGAGCAAATGGGTTTATTGCTAAACGAACTGGCAGCTATTAATGAGCATATTCAAACCTTTCCGGAAGGCCAGCGATTTGCCGATAGCAAACTTGGCGATGTGCGCCGTAAACTGGTTAAGGATATCAAAGAGCTTGAAACCAAAGCAGCTTTGCCAGAGATAATTCATGCCTGTACCGTGTTGCTCGAATTTATTAGAAAAGTAGATTTAGAGAAAGCCCAAGAGCTTAGCCGCTACATCGACGCCTTTATTAAAAGCAAGCTATAATGAGCAAAATTGAAGATAAAAAAGCGGTCTATTTTTGGGATAAATACCGCCGAGACCTAGAGCGAAGTACCGTGGTTGACATGAGCGAAACCCAAGAGGATAAGCTTAAACGCATTGCCACTTTACAAGCCGACGACGAGGCATGGTTTAAATACTATTTTCCAAATTATTATAGCAGTGAACCAGCTAACTTCCATAAGCGTAGTACAAAACGTGTAATGAACAATGCCGAATGGTACGAAGTGCGCGCCTGGAGCCGTGAGCTTGCCAAGAGTGCCAGAACCATGATGGAAGTTATTAAACTAGCACTTACCAAAAAGAAACGATCGGTGTTGTTTATCTCGGCCAGTAGCGATGCCGCCGTAAAGCTTTTAAAACCTTACAAGGTTAATTTTGAAAGTAACCAACGCATTATTAACGATTATGGCAACCAAGTAACCTATGGCGATTGGACAGATGCCGCTTTTATTACCAAAATAGGCTGTGCCTTTGCAGCCGTTGGCGCAGGGCAATCGCCTCGTGGAACCAGAAATGAGGAAGTAAGACCGGACACGGTTTTAATGGACGATTTTGATACCGATGTAGATTGCCGAAACCCAGATATTGTAAATCAAAAATGGGAATGGTTTGAACAGGCCGTTTATGCCACACGTTCCATATCCAAACCTATGTTGGTTATTTTTTGTGGTAACATCATTGCCGAGCATTGTTGCATCAAAAAAGCCATGAAAATGGCCGATAAGGCCGAAGTAATTAATATTCGTGACAAAAATGGCATAAGCTCATGGCCAGAAAAAAACACCGAAGAGCAAATTGACCGCGTGCTTAGCAAAATAAGCTGGGCAAGTCAGCAAAAAGAATACTTCAATACGCCCATAGTACAGGGCAAAGTGTTTACAAAATTGCACTACGGCAAAATGAGGCCTGTGCAAGACTACAAGTTCTTGATTGCCTATACAGATCCTTCGTACAAACGAAAAGGCGATTATAAGGCAACAGCTTTAATTGGAAGATATAAAGACGAGTACCACGTGATTAGAATGCGCTGCCAACAATGTACTACGGCCCAAATGCTGGACTGGAATTACGAAATTCAAAAAGAGTTTGGTGGCAAAGTACCTATTTATTATTACATCGAGTGGCCTTGGATTGATGATCCGCTTAGAATGGAAATCATGGCTGCCAATATACGCCACGGTATATCCATTCATCCAAAAGCCGATGAGCGTAAAAAGCCCGATAAATTCCACCGTATTGAAAGCGCACTCGAGCCAATTAACCGTATGGCCAAGCTTATTTTTAACGAAGCCGAAAAAGATAGCGAACACATGGTAAATGCCGAAGGGCAATTTTTGGCACTATCACCAACCAGCCGAGCCAAGGATGATGCACCCGATGCCGTTGAAGGTGGCAAATGGGTGTTGGATAGTAAAACCAGTGCCAATGCCAGCTTAATTAAACCCACCAAATACAGCCGTTCACAAACCTCTAAATATTATTAGTATGTTGTTAGCACACGATTTAAAAAGCCATCTATACGATGAGCAAATTACCGTAATAAGCCGTAAAGACGGCACCATAATAGACAGCGCCATTGCCGCAGCCCAGCAAGAGGCCAAAGGCTATCTAAGCCGATACGATATTAATGCGCTGTTTTCCAAAACCGATGACCAGCGAGACCCAACACTTTTAATGTATTTAAAAGATATGGCCACCTGGCATTTTATAACCTTGGCCAATGCCAATGCCGACCTTGAGTTTAGGCAAGCACGTTACAAAGATGCGCTCGCATGGCTAAAAGGCATACAATCTAGTAAAATAGTGCCTTTTGGTTGGCCAACGTCAACCGTAGAAAACCATAACACTACTTGGTTGGTTTCAAGCGATACCAAACGAGAAACCAACTATTAAAACCCTTTTAAAGCCTTTTAAACAATGAAAGACATATTAAAACCAGAGGCCAATGTTACACCTGCAGCCAATGCTAAACCTGCCATAATTATCAATAATATTGATGTACGTCCGGTTAACCGAACCACTCAAGATATACCCAATTGGCGAAGTGCCATTACCAGTGCCGAAGCCAAGACGCCTCGCAGAACCTTACTCTACGATCTGTATGCCGATGTTATGTTGGATGGCCACGTTATTGCCGTGCTGGGAAAGCGAACCGATGCCGTAACCACTGCCAACTGGCAATTTGTAAACAAACAAGGCAAGCCCATTGATGCCATTAATGAATTAATTGACAGCATTGGCTTTGATGATATTGTTACAGAAGCTCTTAACTCCAAATTTTGGGGCTATTCCATCTTAGAGCCTACCTTTTGGAAAAATAGCTCCGGCAAATGGGAAGTAGCAGCTAACTTGCTGCCACGTTTAAATTACCGACCTCATTTAGGAATAGTTGCCTACAATTGGGCGAGCGATGAGGGCATAAACATACGCGATGGTATTTATACAAAAACCATTATGGAAGTTGGTAACCCCAAAGATTTAGGACTTTTGGTAAGTGCCGCGCAATATGCCATTTTAAAACGTGGCGGCATTGGCGATTATGCCATGTTTGTGCAAGTATTTGGAAGACCTATTTTAGACGCCACTTGGGATGGATTTGATGAAACACAACGTGCACAGTTACAAGAGAGTTTGAATATTGGTGCAGGCGGTACCATTATTCGGCCACAAGGCACAGAAATTAATATCCTTGAAAGCAAGATTACCCAAAGCACCATTCATGGCGATTTTAAAAAGGATATGAATGCCGAAATATCTAAATCACTGTTAGGCACTACCGAAACCACCGAAAGCAGCGACTCCAGCGGTTATGCCCAAAGCAAAGAACATGGCGACCAGGACGATGCCAAACACAGCAGCGATATTAATTTTGTACGTAAAGTATTAAATAGCCGTTTTATTAAAATATTAGAAGCCTACGGGTTTAATACCGAAGGCGGTAGCTTCATCATTCAAGGCGAAGAAACTCAGCTCTCAACCAAAGAAAGCTTTGAAATGCACTTTAAAATGTCCAAAGAATTAGGATTGCCCATTGACGACGATTTCTTTTATGAAACCTATGGCGTACCAAAACCAGATAATTATGATACCATTAAAAGAGAACGAGAGCAAATGGCAAACCAGGACAGCGATTTAGGCAGTAGTATAAAAGACTTTGGTAAAAAGCCAAAGCAAAAAGAGCCAAAAGAAGTGAAACTGGCATGGTTTGAAAAACTGCTAACAAAACTTTTTCAATCCGCCCCAGCGGTGACGACTGGGGCGACCACTGGAAAAGTCCACACGCATAATTTAGCGTTTACCGATGGCTTTAACAACGATGCCCTGATACAACGTATTTACGATAACAATGGCGCGCTGGCTTTTGATGTTGACTTGTTTAAATTTACATTAAACAGCCTTTTAAAAGCTTTTAAAAACGGTTGGGAAAACGAGATTGTAAAATTAGGCTTAGATTTGGGTATGGACTACGACATTGATGATCCTGCCATGCTAACCGCCTTCGAAATGAATTTATTTCGATTTGCTGGCGTGAAAGATTTAGCCTTGGCAAGCCAACTAAACAAAGCCTTTCAACAATCTAAAAGCTTTAACGACTTTTACGAACGCGCCATTAAAATAACCAACGTCGCCAATAAAGACTGGTTAGAAACCGAATACCAAACAGCTTTTACAACAGGTCAAATGAGTGCAAAATACCGTAGGTTGGTAGCGCAAGCGGACACGTTTCCTTATTGGGAATATAGAACTGCAGGCGATAACGACGTCCGTAAATCTCACGCAGCTTTAGAAGGTGTTATTTTGCCATGGAACGACCCAATATGGAAAAAGATATTTCCACCCAATGGCTGGAACTGCCGCTGTGATGTAAGGCCAAGACTTAAAGGCGAGTTTAACGAAAGCAAGTTAAAAGCAGACCAAGCGCGTGCCGATGCCTATATTATTAGTCCGGAGTTTGCTAAATTAACAGCTCAAGGTTGGGGCGTAAACCGTGGCAGTATTGCCGAAGTATTTACAGCCAACCAGCAATATGTAAACAGCTTAAAAATGGCTTACACAGCCTTAAACCAGTTAGGCCATAAAGATTTTGGATTACCAGAACTCGCCCAAGCGCAAAGCGTAAGTAGTATTAATTTACCAATTATAAATGCGCCTTTAAAAGTGGCCGATGTGTTCGACTATAAAAACAGGAAGTTGGCTATTTCAAACCCTATAAATGCCGCTGTTTTAGAAAGCCTGCAAACGCCAGACGAAGTATGGTTGCACTTTGCCAGTGCCAACAATATGGTGTA